TCGCGATTCATGATGATGCCATTCCAATCAACATATTCTGGATAACTATCAACGCAATACAGTTTCTTTACGTTTTTCAAGTTTTCCATAAGATATTTGCTGGTCGGTCCCAAACAAACACCAACTTCGCATCCAACAATTTCTTCAGTCAATGTTTGCTTTATGAAATCAACTACGCCTTTTCCTGAAATGTATTCGCCCTGCGATAACTGATAATCAATCCATTCTTTTCCAGACATCTGATTACCATCTTTTCGCACGATAGAACTTCCAGAACTTCCTGTGTTTATAATAAGTTTAGTCATATATTGTTCATTGTAAATTTTAGAATTTTTTGTCTGTCAGTATATGGTCCAACATCTTCGTTGTATCGTCCTTTCATGAATTTTGGATAGACAACATTTAAAATGTCATCCATTTCAACAAATGCATCACTCTTGTCATAATATGGATTATGCTTTGGCACATGATGCATACTCACTTCATGAATGATTCCAGCATCAACTTTAAGTATTGATGAAAGAACTAAATCAAATCCCCAACCGCTTTTGATTTCGTGATAATTCCAAAAATCAACAAACGCAGGCATTACAGAATGATGAATGAATGGTCCCATACCTTCAACGAAATTAGTTATTGAATATTTTTTATTCTGATCTTGAAACGTAATGAAATGCTGTCTCTCAGAATCATAATTCAATGACATTTGAAATAATTTTATATTCTTTTCTCTGGCAATACTCAATGCACGATTTACACTTTGAATATCGGTAACTAGATCATCATCAAAAAAACCAATGTATTCATATTTACTGTAGTCAAATGAATCAAGAAACTGTTTTGCTACTTGCCATTTGTATCCTGTGCCTTTGAATAGTTTATCATATGAATTTGATTCTATGTCAAAATCTTTATACTGATAAACTACAGTTTCATAATCTCTTTGAATACCATCAGTTTTTCTCCAATGATTATTTCTATCATAGTCTTTATGATAATGAAGAGGAATTCCTGCTGAACAAAAAATGAGACTAGACATAATCAATTACCATACTTTTTCATTATCTTTTCGCGCCACTCTGGAATTCTATCCCATTGATGCACAAGTGCAAATGGAATGCCCTTTGAAGTAGTTATAATATCATCAGCATTCATGACTGGCTGTGGCTCTGAAATTATATTTACATAATTCACATTCTTTGTCGTACCCAATTGTGCTGCCCATCCATCTTCAGATTTTGCAACATTTACTCTATCTTTATATGGAGAAAGACTTGTCAAAATATTCAACGCTGCTTGATCTGGACCACCGCCACCTTCAATATAACCTGGCATACCATTACAAATTAAAGAAAGATTCAGACACATATCAACATAATCATCAAATACTCCTGCTGTAGTTCCAGCATTTACAATTGTATTATTCTTGATCGTTTCATAGATTGCTGAACCAAATGATCGCAACATATTGTTACGACCCCATTCTTCTTTTTCATATGTAATGGATTCTGAACCAACATTTATCTTCTTGTCACCTAGATTCTTTTCAAGCCATTCTGATGGATTTGTTTGAAAGATTACATCTTTTACATCAGTCATGATTATATGACGAAGATCCTCTTTTCCTTCCATGTTTTTCATAAAGTGCCATATATGCATGAATCTTTCAACGACGATTGAAAAATTAGACTTTTTATATGTCAGTTTTTTATTTTCTTCATCACGATCAAATCCAAAAATGGAATAGTTACGATCAGCAAGTTGCTGACAAGTATCAAAGCCCACATTATAGCAAATCATGATCTTGTGACCATCAAAGCCACACCGATCAAGAGAGTTTACCCAGTATTTGATTTGATCAAAATTATAATTTGTAATACAACCAATCACCACATCTTTCATAATAACTCCACATGAAAATAATTACTTCTTCTTTATATAGTCACCCTTCATTTGCTTCTTGAGATGTTTATAACTTTGTCCTGGAGTATCTCCAGCATAAGTTTTTACTAGATTATCTGTCGCATCATTTCCACCACCGGATGGTGGCAGAACATCTTTGACTTGAATTTCATTAATGTATGTTTTGAATTTTTTCATTTTATTCGTTTCTTGTGAGTGCAACTATTTTTTTGATTTGAGATTCTATCATCGTCTTTCTGTTTGGCCAATAAATGTATTCTTTATCGGCAGTCTTGAGTAATTTCATCAGAAATGGAATAATCAACTTCTCAACTTCTTTCAATCGTGTTGCATATTCTTCTACAGTATCTGCTTTTTCGGCAATTACTGCATTATAGTCTGCCTCAGATACTGCTGAGAATCCAAAATCATCTGAATCATCATACTCTGCTAGAATATCTGCAATTGATTTTGCCATTATTTTTTCCACGCTTTCACTTTGAGAAGATTTGCGCGAGCAAACTCTTTTCTGTTTACAAGTTTTGTTGGCTTGCCTTTGTGATGCACGACAAATCCTTCTGGCTTTGATTTCTTATCATCAATATGATGTTCATAACCACCCTCATGATGTTCTAAATGTCTCACTAAAACATTCTTTGCTTTCTGCAAATGATGATGCATTGTCAGAAGATGATCATAATGTTCTTTATTTTTATCAATATGAGTTTCATGCTCTCTTGATTCTGCTTCTTTTGCTTTCTTTGCTTTTTCTGTTTTTACTTTGTCAATTGCTTTATTAGATTTCTCGCGAATGTGTTTCTTGAGTCCTTCTGATGTTGGCGCTTCACCAGTTCTTACTGTATGATTGATATATGTTTCAAGATGATTGCCTTCACCTTGATGTCTTGCTGTTGCATGATACATTTTATTGCCATATGTATCATGAATATGCTTTGCTGCTGCCATATGTTCATGAAATTCTTGTTGTGCATGATGTGGATAATCCACTTTGCTTGTATCGTGTTCAGCAGTATGATGATGAACATCAGGATGTTCTTTGAATTTCTCATCATGATCCGTATGTGGTGATGCCTTCATTGTCTTGATATCATCTCCATGATACTGATGATGAACAACAATACCAACTTTTGACTTCTTGATCTTATCTGCTTGTTTACCGTGAGCAGTATATGTGATTGTATTTGGAGTGAAAGATACTTTACTCATTTTATTCTTTCTATTTTTCTGAAGGTTTTGCATCTAAATCATGATGTGATTTTTTCACATCTTTTAAAGACATAACAGCAAGTGCGCCATAAGTTCTTTTGCCTTGCTTATCATATCCTCTTGGTTTCATTCTAGCCCTAATTTGAGTTTTACCATGCAATTCAGGTGATCCTAATTTTGCAGCATCATGTCCTGTATGATAGAATCCATGTCCACCACCTATTTGCACATAATCAGTTTTTCTATCCTTTCCATAATGTGCCTTAACGGGATCAGCATTAGGATGCTCATGATAAACATTTCCCATTTTTAAATCTTTTTCATAATCACCAGATGGTTTTTTCCACTTAGAATTTAAACTTTTAAAGAATCCTGATTTTTTAATGTGCTTATATGTTTCTGGATATTTACGTTTACTCCTATCAGATGCATCCCATTCTTTTCCGTTATGATGTAATTCCATTTGTCCAAACATAGCATTCTTATCTTTTTTAATTTCTAAATTATGTTCTTTATTATTATGAGTAAATTTGGCATCAGGCGCATCTGCCGAAGAACCTGCTGTAGTTGCATCTTTGTGTGTTTTTTTATACTTTTTCAATTTATTGTTCACAACAGTTTCATAATCTCTACCGCCCTGACCAACAACTTCATTTATATACTGTATAAAGTTTTTCATTTTAAATCCTCGTGGCTATACATCATGTCTCCTTGATAAACACCTTTTTTGGGCGTCACTTTGGGAAGATGTTTAAGTGCTGCTTTCAGTTTGTGCGCTAAACCTGGAGAATGACCATGATTTCTATCAATGTCTGCTTCAGTATGATTTATCTTTGGATTCTTGTTGAATGCGGACTTTGATGCAACGAAGAATTTACCTGTCTTTGGATGATGACCGAAAACAAGTGATGGCGATCCATCATATTTCATCGTGAGATTCGCATTCTTATGTTTGCCTATCATATGATGATGTGCTTGCATCAATGCACCATATGCGTGATTGAATCCTTCATGACCATGATGCAAAGGATGATCTTCAGCATGAGGAATATGCTTTAGATGTTCACCTTCACCATCTGATTCTACTAGAAATGTTTTGAAGTTTAACATAAAGATCCTTTTTGAAATTTATCTAACATTATTCATATATTTACACTTGTGACAAATCAGGAAAACAAGTAAAAAGTCTATGAATTTCATTTTTCGTTTACCCAA